ACAGGATCTTTAATTATTTTTTTATTACGTACTGCAAATACCCACCATAGTCCAGGATCTTTATATAAATCATAGGCTAAGAGATCTGGCCTATTTTCATAGGTGGCGGTTACTTCAAATAGTATATCATCTCTTTGAATAGGTAGATCTCTAAATTCCATGACATCAAGATACCCATTGACAATTTGAGTTTTATAATAAGGGCTATTTTTACTGTACATTAAATAAATCCTTTACCAGCATATGCATTATTAACGTAATTATCAACTGAGAAACTTTGCATTTCTGCTCTGCTATACATTGGTAAGCAAGTTATAGACAATGTAGAAACTGTAGGAACACTATTTCGTCCAGTTATATTATCGTTTATAATGAAATAATCAGCGCTATCGGGCAATTCTATTCTAAGACTAGTAATAACTACTGGAACATTTTTAAGCATACTTCCATAAGCATCAAGTCTGCAAACAGGAGGAGGTGCTCCGCTATCTGGATCTCCATTTATACCACCAAAACGCATTTTTGTCAATGATTTTAATAAATGAACTGTGGCAAGATAAACTCTAGCATCATCTGCATTTTCTACAGTAAATTTTCCAGTAATACTAATTGGCCCCACACTGCTTCTTTGATAAAAATTAATAGGAAAATTTGAATGTAATAGATTGGGCGCTGTATATTCTGCCTTAACATCATAACTAATACTAGGAGTAAATGGAAAAACTATACCACCTACTTTTGCTAACTCCGAGTTTTTGCCCACAGTATATTCATTAAGATAGTTAAATGGTACCCTAATTCGTACCCTTAAAAATTCTGATTGGGAATTTCCATTAGCATCTGTGTAATTTATAATAGGTTCTGATGGTAATGTTGGTTGTGCTCCTAACGGTACTCCGGGAACTTCACGTTCACCAAACGGCATATTAGCTGAATAGTCTCTTGCCTCTTGCGACATGCTAGGCAACTCAAAATTCATGGCAGCAGTGGCAGCATTATATTCAGCTTCTGTTGCTGGTTGTCCATTTACTGTATAAGAAGTTGGCATATCTATAATTCCTCGTGTAGTATATTTACCCATAAATAAAATGCTCTTATAAACATTATCGTTGACATTTGAATAATCAATGTTATAATGTTATAACTAAGGAGATCAATAATAATAATGACAACTCATATATCCCCAACCGGAAAAAAGGTAAAATACCTAAACAATCGAGATTTATTAGCAGAAATACATAAGAGTAAATGCTCATTTAGCAGTTACACATCACCCGAATATCAACAACATGATATAATATTAACAAATTTAGACAAGGTTAATATAAGAACAATAGCCGAAGCTAAACGTAATCGGGCAAAACGCCAAGGAATTCTAGCTTTTGGTGCAGCAAGAATAGCAGGAGATAAGAAAATTAAATTATCTGAATGCACAGCAGACTATAAAACTATTGCTAAAACTGATGTTATCATACGTATAATGACATTTGATCATATTCCCATGGCGCCGGGACGTAAAAAAACTTTAAAAAATACCGCTGATAGTCATGAAAAAGTTAATTTTCCTCCATTCCAACATTGGAAATTTAATGATCAAGATGAATTAATATGTGTAGGGAAAAGTCATTGGAAAGGTCCAGTTGATACTGGTAAGTTTAGTAAAGATCACGGACGTATTACTGAAAATTTAGGTAAAATGTTTATTAAATTAAGTGAGCGTTATGCCCAAAGATCTAACTGGCGTGGTTACACTTATAATGAAGAAATGCGGGGACAAGCTATTTTACAATTAAGTCAAATTGGATTACAGTTTGATGAAAGTAAATCAGAAAATCCGTTTGCATATTACACAGCAGCAGTTACTAACTCATTTACTCGTGTTCTAAATATTGAAAAGAAAAATCAAAATATACGTGATGATATGTTAGAAGAGGCCGGATTAACTCCAAGTATGACTAGACAATATCAACAAGAATACGCAGAAGAAACTGCTCGCCAAGCTGAACTATACAAACACTTTAGACAACCTAAATCAGAAGAAACCAGCATTGAAGAAGAAGACGAGCAAACTGAGATTTGACATTGTCCATTACATCTGCTAAACTTACAATTAGGAGAATAATTAATGGCTTTGTTTAAAAAGGTTGCATGTTTTACTGATATACATTTTGGATTAAAATCAAATAGTACAACTCATTTAAGAGATTGTGAAGAATTTGTTGATTGGTTTATTCAAGAAGCCAAGATTGCAGGGTGTGAAACTGCAATCTTCTTAGGTGACTGGAGTCACAACCGTAACAGTCTAAACTTATTCACATTAGATAGCAGTTTAAGGTGCTTAGAAAAACTAGGCGCAGCATTTGAACAGTTCTTTTGGTTTCCAGGTAACCACGATCTGTTCTATAAAGACAAGCGTGACATTCATTCGAGTGCTTTTGGTCGGCACGTTCCAGGCGTCACTGTCGTAGATAGTATTATGACCCGGGATGATGTCACTCTTGTACCTTGGTTAGTCGGTGATGAGTGGAAGACTATGAAGGATATTAAAAGCCGATATGTCTTTGGACACTTTGAATTACCCAAGTTCTTTATGAACGCCATGGTACAAATGCCAGATCACGGCGAGCTTAGGGCGGAAGACTTTAACGGTCCTGATTATATATTCAGCGGACACTTCCATAAACGTCAAGAAAACAACAATGTAATCTATATAGGCAATGCATTTCCGCATAACTTCTCAGATGCAGGCGATGACAAACGTGGTATGATGACATTGGAATGGGGTGGTGAGCCTAATTTTATTGATTGGCCTAACTGTCCTAAATATAGAACTGTTAAACTTAGTGATTTAATAGATAATGCTGATAGAATTATGAAGTCTAAAATGCATATCAAAGTAAATCTCGACATTGATATTAGTTATGAAGAAGCAAACTTCATTAAAGAAACATTTATTGACAAATACGATATACGTGAAATTAGTCTTATTCAAGATAAAACTAATTTAGAAGGGTCAATTGATGATAATCCCGATGCAAACTTTGAAAGTGTTGATCAAATTGTTACTGAACAATTGATTAATATCGATAGTGACCAATTTGACAAAACAACTTTACTAGAAATTTATAATAATCTCTAATGTTCCATCTTAAAAATATAACCGTAAAAAACTTCCTAAGCGTAGGAAATCAAACTCAAGCTGTTGATTTTGACAAACAAGCCCTAACATTGGTACTTGGATCTAATCTCGATCTCGGTGGAGATGATACTGGATCTCGCAATGGCACGGGTAAAACAACTATTGTTAATGCATTATCCTATGCATTGTATGGTCAAGCACTAACAAACATTAAGAAAGAAAACTTAATTAATAAAACTAACGGTAAAGCTATGTTAGTTACTGTTGAGTTTGAAAAGAATAACACAAAATATCGTATTGAGCGTGGTCGTAAACCTAATATACTCAAGCTATTTGTTAATGATAATCAATTAAAAACCGAAGATTCAGAGGACGATAGTCAAGGAGATAGTAGAGAAACACAAAAAGCTATCGAACAGATGCTTGAAATGTCACATACTATGTTCAAACATTTGGTTGCTCTTAACACTTATACTGAACCTTTCCTATCAATGAAGGCTGCTGATCAGCGAGAAATCATTGAACAACTTTTAGGCATTACTTTATTGTCAGAAAAAGCAGAAGCTCTTAAATTACAGATAAAAGAAAGTAAAGATCTTATCACTGCTGAACAATACAAAATAGAAGGCATTAAGGGTGCTAACGAAAATGTACAAAAAAGTATTGATAGTTTAGGTATTAAGAGTAGTGCATGGGAAAATAAAAAGACAGCAGATATAGAAAATATTGGTCGTGCTATGATGCGGCTTGAAACTGTTGATATTGAAGCAGAATTGGCAGCACATATTCAACTTAAATCATGGAAAGAGCATGATATTAAAATTCGAAATCTTAACAAACAAAAAGCAACATTAGAATCTGCTCTAGGTCAGGCTGAACGATCTGTTAAAAAGTACGAAAAAGAATTAGCAAGTTTATCAAATAAGACTTGCCATGCTTGTGAGCAGGAACTACATGATCACAAACATGAAGAAATGACTGCGCTGGCTCAAGCACATCTAGACGAAGCGATGAAATACTTTGATAAAGTATCACAGGATGTAAAAAAGATCGAAGATGAGATAGGCAACGGCGACATGCCGCGCATGCCTACTACATTCTACGATACAGAAACAGAAGCATTAGGACATAAGAACAATTTAGATAGTCTTGAAAAGAGTTTAACTACTCGAGCAGACGAATTAAATCCTTACGAAGAACAAATAGAAGAGTTAAAGAAAACTGCTATTCAAGAAATTAATTGGGATATTATTAATGCTTTGACTAAACTTAAAGATCATCAGGAATTTTTACATAAACTATTAACAAATAAAGATAGTTTTATTCGTAAAAAAATTATTGATCAAAATTTAAGCTACTTGAATAAACGTCTAAGCTATTACATTGACAAACTCGGATTACCACATCGTGTTATTTTCCAAAATGATCTTAATGTTGAGATAACACAACTTGGACAAGATTTAGATTTTGACAATTTATCACGTGGTGAGCGTAATCGATTAATTCTAAGTATGAGTTTTGCTTTCCGAGATGTTTGGGAAGGACTATATCAAAGCATTAATTTATTGTTTATCGACGAATTAGTAGATGCAGGAATGGATAGTGCTGGTGTAGAAAGTGCTCTGGCGGTCCTAAAAAAGATGGCCAGGGAGCGTTCAAAGAATATATACTTGATATCACACAAGGATGAACTGGTAGGTAGGGTGAATAATGTTTTAAGAGTAGTCAAAGAAAACGGTTTTACCTCTTACAGTAATGATATAGATTATGTCGAATGAACAGTTAAACAAATATAAAGAGTTATACTCACAATTAGTATCTCACTTTGTAGATTTACATAACTATCATCATGCATTTATCAATAGTCCCAGTAGTAAAAATGGGGTTGATACTCGAAAAAGTATCAAAAGTATGATAGATATAGAAAAAAAGATGAGAAGATTATCTGCAACAGTTAGTCGAGAGCATAGAAAAAATGTTAAAGACGGTATTCGAGCAGAAAAAAAAGAACTAGCAAGGATAAAATCATTGCCAAAAAAACGTGGAAGACCACCAACAAAAGGAAAAACAAATGTCATCAACACAACAAATTAAAGATCAAATGGAAGCATTCCTAGCAGAGGACGCAAAATTCGAAGCAGGTAATGCTGCTGCCGGAACCCGTGCTCGTAAAGCATTAGGTGAATTAGCCAAAGCTGTTAAGACTCGCCGCAATGAAATTACTGCTGAGAAAAATGCTCGCAAGGAAGCAAAAGCAGCAAAAGCATAAAAAATAATGGCACATCCATTACAAGTTGATTTTTTTCAACGAGTCGCTTCTCAATTTCCAAATTACTTTGTTAGCCAACGTGTTTTAGAAATAGGAAGTTTGAATATCAATGGCACTGTTCGAGATTTTTTTAAAAATTGTGCATATATTGGTATTGACTTAGGCCATGGCCCAGGAGTTGATGTGGTGTGTTCTGGTGATAGCTATAGATCAGAACTTCAATTTGGAGTTACTATTAGCACTGAATGTTTTGAACATAATCCAAAATGGGTTGAAACATTTGAAAACATGATAAATCTAACAGCATCTAATGGGCTGATTATAGTTACAAGTGCAAGTATTGGGCGAGGAGAGCATGGTACTAAAAGAACCACACCGCATGATAGCCCATTTACTTGCGACACCGATTATTATCAAAATCTATCAATTAAAGATTTTACTAACAAATGGAATTTTGAAGAAATTTTTAAACAATATAGATTTGAATATACTAATGCCCACTGCGATTTATATTTTGTTGGAGTTAAAAAATAAATGACTTGGTACTATAAAGGTGCTATAGTTACAGAACTGCCTGAAGATTGCGTAGGATTTGTTTATCTTATCTCATGCAATACTTCAGGGAGACTTTATATTGGCAAAAAATTAGCAAAATTTAGTAAAACGACCTACAAAACTGTAAAGTTGAAGAACGGCACAAAGAAGAAAAAGAAGATCAGAAGCAAGATAAACAGCGACTGGCAAGATTATTATGGCTCAAACTTAGAACTCAACAAAGATGTTGAGTTATTTGGTAAAGAAAACTTCACAAGAGAAATATTGCACTACTGTAAAAGCAAAGCAGAAACATCGTACATTGAGGCCCGCGAACAATTCGACCGCAAAGTATTAGAATCAAACGAATATTATAACGGACAAATCTCTGTCCGTGTCCATGGCTCCCACATAAAAAATAAAATTTAGGCTCAGTTAATCGGTTAAAAGCTAGCGCAGGCTAAATTCGTGCGCCCGGAAACCTGGATTTTGGATCACAGGGAGGGAAATCTCTTGCCGATAAGAGT